CAGTTGGTTTTTCAACTGGAGTTTTAGGTTTAGGTTTTGGTTTATCGGAAACTGGTTTTTTAGGAGTTTTAGGTTTTTTTACTGGAACATTTGCATCAGCGCCTAAAGCTTTTTTCTTCAACTCTAAAAACTTTTTCTCCAAGAAGGCTAAACGTTTCTGATGCTTTGCAATTTCTTCAGCAGGAGCATTTGGATTATCTTTTAACCATTGCCTTTGCCTTGGAATGTTACGTTTGTAACTTTCATATTTCTCACGTTCAGCAGGACGTAAGTTTTTCTTTAACTGTTCCTTTGTAGGTTCCGGTAATTCTTTTTCCTGTCTGCGAATATTAGCTCCAACTGGAGTTAAATTAATAACAGGGGGATTGTCCGGAGCATCAGTTTTACTTTCCCAAACAATTAAATAAGTACATCTGCACAATGGGTGAAATGGTGGGAATCGTCCACCTTTAATTAAATCAACAATATTATGAACTTTTTCTTTACCTCTATTTTCAAAGGTTAAAGGAGTTTCTTTATTATAATGATAAGCATAATTAAGACAAGTTGTGCAAACATGATTGTCTTCAGCAGTTAAAATTTTAACCTGTGTAAAACCTTCATTTAAATAAGATTGCACCATACCTGTATTCTGCATACGGGATGTTTCAGTTTTAGCAATCATTGTTGCACGTTGACGTGCTGTGAATGGTGAACCATCTAATTTAGTTACACCAGCTTTACTTAATGTTCTTGAAAGATTGTAAGGATTTTCACCAGTAATAATTCCTTGCAAGATTTTATTTTTAACAGTAGTTTGCAAATCACCAGTTAAGTTTCGGATTAAATCAAAATTATAATCTTTAGCTAATCGTATAGCTTGAATATCTGCATCAGTATAACGAACAGTTTCTTTCATTTGAGAGTAACCTTGTTTTTTACCCTCATCATATATTGCATCAAGTAGATCATCTACTTTCTCATAACTGTTATCGAATATGTCATCCCATGTATCTTCTAATGCATTGAAGATTTCTTTTTCCAATTCTACTTGTTGGAAGAAATATTCTTTTGCAGCATCTGATTTTAACCATGCAATGGACTCACCAATCTGTGTATCGATTAGGTCATCGATTAATTGATAGTATCGTTTAGTTTTATCATCATTAATGCTTTTACTATCAAATAATTCCCATAACTCTAATTCATCAATTAATAATTGATTGGTGAGAGATTGTGAATCTGTTACTGTTATCATAGGTATTCTTTCCTTAATCTTTCCATTAGTAATGCTTTTTGTAAGTTTTTATTTTCTAATTTTAAGCTTTTGGAATCAATATTAAATAATTGGTTAACTCCAGCTTGACCGTATCCTAATGGTTCGTTACCCCAATCAACAGGGTCCCAACCATAGCCTTTACGGACTTCATTAACAGTACAGATACCATCACGAACTTGAGTTGATTCAATGTTAGCACGTTTCAGTTCATCTTCAATATCCATTTCATTGAATTGGAAAACTTCCTGAAAACCATTACGGCCTAATGTTTTGTTGAATGCTGCTTCATAAAATTTAGCTTTAGCATTCATAACATTCTTGAACTGTTCTTTTTGAGCTTCACCATTACCACTTCCAAGATTTGCAGTTTCAATGATTCCAATCATTGCAGGTGGCACACGATACAAGCTAACAATCATATCACGACACATATTCATCGTATTAACATAATCCATATCCTTATTAGTAAGATTAGCTGATTGATATGTTGCACCTTTAACTGCTAACATCCCACCTTGTTTTTGAGCTTGAATCATAGCTTGCAAACGAAGCAGTTCACGATTGAACATATCATCATCCATTGTTTCAGGGAATGATAATACTGCAGTTGGATCAATACCTTCATGCTCCATAATCTTTTGATTATAATCTAATCCAAGCCACATCATAATCAATGGTTTTTGGATTTTCTCTAATTTACTGACACCGAATTTACTATCATTTAATTCTAATTCAGGTTCATAGATATGGATTAATTCATCCGGCTCATAACGAATATTTGGTTTGTTACGGAACCCATACTGGGCAGTATCATCAAACCATCTTAACAGACTGGCCGGTACATATTGTAATCCAGTTATGATGTTGTAATTGTTATCATTATAGCTGAAGTCATCATAGTTAACTTCAATGAATGTGTCTCCGATTAATTCTTGACTGTTAACTATTTGTTTCAGGAATATTGGGAAAGTCATTGCAGATTCATTGCTTTCCGGTTGATTGAATAAATTGGTTAAGTATCTTACATTTTGAATATTTACTGTGAATTCATCTGGATTGTTTATTTTAAATCCATTAATCAAAAATGTATCACTAATTGCATTTACACAACTGTAGACATATGGATTGTCTGTTGCTTCTTTAAAGAAACCATAATGTCCAGCTGTTTTATTTACAATGTTAAACATGAAACTATATTGTTGTATGTACTGTTGATATAAACTATCCAAGTAAGGTTTACGAAGTACAGGATTTACTTTTTCACGTTTAAACATTGATTTAATGTTCATACGAAAATTATCAAACATAATTTATGGTCTCCTTAAAAGTAGATTACACCTAATGGTGTTGCGTTGGTTGTTATATTTGCAGGACCGTATAATCCACCTCTCCACATGTCGGGGCAGTGGTCGTTAATTTTTAATGGCCTGTCTTCTCCTCTTTGTTGGGCTTTCTTATCCCATGAATAGGTTTGTGCTTGACTGATGCTATTTGCACAGTCTTGATGTATTAAGAATCTCCGGTTAGCTATGAGGTCTTGTGTTTTTTTAATGTCTTCATAGGTATCTGGAGCGTAAGTTTTAATTTTGACTTTGACTCTTGGGTCTTTTTGACAAGCAGTCTTTAATGATGCTGCATCGTGTGGAAGGTATATGGTGTTGTTTTCATTTAAGTCATATTTGTCTTGTAATCTGACTATGTCATCAACACGTTCACTATCTGATTGTGCTACTCCGATTTCTTCTTTATCATAATAGGTTTCTTCAAGGAGATAGTAAGTGTTACCTTTGTTTATGTCACGATGTATTCCCATCACACCAAAAGTTGTGACGGTTGAAACACCGTAATCGCAGCATAAGTTGATTTCATGAATTTTTTGATTTGCAGGAAATTCATCATTTAAGTAATTCCATTTGAAGACATTTTCTTTTGTGTCGAACATGTCATAGATTGCTCCTTCAGCAATAACCCATTCACCAAGAATATTTCGTTTGTAAAAGACTTCACTTTTCTGATTAACTCTTTTTAACTCTTCAACATATTCTGGTGGTAAGTTTGGGTTGTCATCTAAAAGGAACTTCCATGTCTTGACTGTTCCTGCTTTTAATAAATCGTGATTGTTAATGTAATTGGTGAAAATGAAATGGTAAGGACTATCTGGGTTGGTGTTCCAGAACATTTTAGCTCCAACATCAGAACACCTTGATATTGCCATTTCCACCGCAGACTGTGGGCATCTTGCTATCTCATCAGCATACCAACCACCAACACTCATTCCTGCGATGACATCAACAGCTTTCTCATCATTGAAACCCATCACATAACAGGTTTTACCATCAATGATTAATTCACCATCATAAGCATGAAACTCATACGGGATATCCTCAGTATTCATCATAGCTATTAAAGGATTAATAACATTCCTTTTCAAAGATGATGAAGTCTTACCAGATATAAGGAATTCATTTGAATTTGACTCTGCAAGAAATGTTAACCATCTTGCATTACAAGTAATAGTCTTACCAGACCTTACTGATCCATAGGCAATGTTAATCCAAGCATTACTATTTTCAAAAAAGTTAACTGCGGTACGACCGAATTCTCCATATTCAAAATAATTCTTAGTCTGCTTCATCTTCTCGCCTATGCTTATCTTTACTCATAGCTATAGCATCTGCAAGACCGGATAAACCTTTATGATTAACATCAGCTTCAATTTTCTCTTTCTTACCATATTGTTGTGGTCTTCTTCGTTCAAGCCACCATGCTGCAGCTTGCCAAGTTCCATCATTAGCAGCTGTTGCAATAACATTTTCATAATTAGCTTGAGCCACACTTTTTGCATTATCTACAGCATCATGAAAATTCTTCATTTTTCCACTTTTCATTTCTGCGCCTTTATTATACCAGTTATAAAATGTTGGTTCTGAAATACATGCTAAACTGGCTGCTGCTGCATTGGATAGTCCGTTTTTTAATGCATTCACAATAA